ACGGCACAAGGGGATGAGAGAAGAGAGATTGAGCCCTATATTAAAATCAATATAGAGGCCCTTATTAAGTACATTGAACATTCCCATAGTGAGAATACACATTCCCATGGTGAGAATACACACTCCCATGGTGAGACTGAGTATTCCCATGGTGAGACTAAGCATTCCCATGGTGAGAATGAACATTCCCATGGTGAGAATGAACATTCCCATGGTGACATACCTTATACTGATTATAATACTGTTAATAATACTGACTATAATACTGTTAAAAATACTGTTAATACGCACGTGCGCGCAAGAAGGAAACCACACGCTTTAGCGTGGGGTGACTTATTCGAAGAAAGAAAAGGGGATGAGAATGATTAAAATTGGAGAAGGCTTAGAAGAGATTGCATTGACCTTAAAAGAGATCCCAACTTATGAGCCAGTCACTCATGCTATCAATTATCATGATTGCACTGATGAGATTCTAGAGAGTCTAAACATGATCGGTATTCAAGATCATCAGTTTTTTACAGACTATCTGGAATCATGTCAGATCAATGGCTGTACTCAAAATGCAAACGGTCGTCACATTTTACCGCATCGAGACCTTGAAGATATCAGGAATCATAAACAGCAGCCACACTGTCCAAGATGCACGCCCATTAACCTTGCACTTGATCGCATTAAAAAAATGGGACTCGGTGAATATGTTCTCAATCGTTCGCTTCATACTTATGACATAAGTGAAGACCCAAACATTTCACAAGCAATCCAAGCGGCTTTAAAGGGTCAAGGCTTATATCTGCATGGTGAGCCTGGCAATGGTAAGACTCATTTACTCTGTGCTATTGGTCGCCGGCTGTGTTGGCTTGGTAAAAGAGTCCGTTACTATTCACATGAGGCTTTTATAAAGCGTGTTAAGTTAAGCTTTAATGATCCACTAATAAAGAACCCTTTGGATTCATGGATTGATAAAGCAGATGTGATCTTGATTGATGAGATGTGCAATTTAAGACCGACTGAATGGAGCAAAGAGACAACGTCAGAAATGATCATGGAGCTGCACAGAGAAAAGATTCAACTTATAGCAGCGTCTAACATAAGCCCGAGCAACTTAAATAAAGCTATGGATTCACGCGCAATAAGTAGACTCGGTGACCTCTTGCCCAATGTACATCAATGCATGGGAAGAGATCGAAGAGGTAGCGGATTTAACCCGTTTAAAGGGGTAAACTGATGCTAGACAGCCAGAGCTTTAAAAATGGAATAATCTATAAGGGTGACGCATACGAAGTACTGAAGCAGCTAGACTCTAATGTAATAGAAGTTTGTGTCACATCTCCTCCATATAATCTCAACATAGATCAAGACTCTTCAGAGCCGACAAGTAAAACTGCATTTGCCTTTTCTGAAAAATACAAGGAGTGGTATGATGACAGAATGGATGAGTACATGTATCAAGGCTACCAAAAAGCCGTTATGCATGAATTAATAAGAGTCTGCAAAAGTAGCGTCTTTTATAATCACAAAATTAGATATGCTTGGCATTCAAGAAACAAACATAAGACATTGTGTAGGACGCTTGACCCTTATCAATGGCTACAAGATTTCCCTATATGGTGTCATATTATTTGGGATCGTTGCGGCATCGGGCATCCCCACAACAGATATCACATTCAAAGCGAAATGATTTATCAAATTAAAAAGCCTAGAAAATGGGATAATAAATATGGCTTAACTAACATATGGAGAATACCACCATCAAGAAACAATGGTCACGTCTGCTCATTTCCGGATCAGCTTGTATACAATTGCCTAGACCCAACGACAACAAAAGGCGATACTATTATTGATCCTTTTCTAGGGTCTGGAACTGTTGCGCTTGTCGCTATGCAAAAAGAATTGAAGTTTGTCGGAATAGAAAGAGATCAAAGATATTTTGATCTCGCTTGTCAAAGAGTGAGACAACTAGAGGAGACAGGTATACAAGGGTCTCTTTTCTAGAGCGTGATGACCTCGACGCCATGTTTTCTTAAATACTGTATTCCACGTCTGTCATAATTAATTTTGCACACCACGCCAGAGATCCCAGCGTGATGCACAACTCGAGCACAGCCCAGACACGGCGCAACTGAGACAATCAGCCAAGATTTATATAATGCTATCCCTTTATAAGCTGCGTTACATATCGCGTTTTGCTCTGCGTGATGACATCCAAGCTCAGTATGAGTACCTGATTTTATATTTTGCTCATTGCGTACACAGACAGACCCAGCGCAATAAATACCCGGTGCTTTACGTGGAGGCCCATTGAATCCAGTGCTGATAATATTATTTCGAGTGTCAATAATTAACGCGCCAACTTTACCGCGTGAACAAGGGCTTTGCTTTGCTAGTAGCTCGGCGTGTTGCATCCAGTGTTGAGCCCAGCTAGTCTGCATCGATCAGCTCCATAACTAAACCAAAGCCTTCATTAGTCAGAATCTGCTTAATCTCTTCAGCATAAGATCTAATTTCCTGCTGAGCATGAGAGTCAAGACGCAATGATAAAAAGTGCATAACGGCATGCAGTGAGGCCGTCCAGTAGCATTCACTATAGATCGATACAGGCAGAATCATTCGAGCTTGTTCTCGAGCTACTCCAGCATTTAAAAGATCAAGATATGTATTGTATGCATGATCAACAGCCTTTTTATATAAATCACTCGCTTCTGACTGATCTTTAATTTGACCTTTTGAACCTTGTTTAATTTGCTTACTCTTAGCACGCCATAAAGCTGGCAAGTAAAACTCATTGTTAAGCTGCACATACCTTGCGCTGATTTCATTCCATGAACAACCTACTTGGTGCTTCATCCATTGGCGCAATACAAAGATCGGCGCTTTGATTCTAAAAGTGAAATAGACATGTCTGAATGGTGACGTGTGTTTATGGCTCCATAAATACTTTATAAGTTTTTTATCATTGTCATCTAGTTCGTTGACGTGTCTGCCAAAGCTTACACGGGCCGCGTTGACTACTTGGGTTAAGTCTCCACTTTTAGAGATGAGTTGAATTAAATCTTGTGTCTGCATTAATTGTACCCTAATGTAATGTATTGCAATGTATTGTAAAGGAGATGTATGAGTAATCTTGTTACTAAACAAATCAGGCTCGAAGCTGAGCAAGTGCGCTTTATTGAGTCACTAGCTAGCATTAAAGAGCAAACAAAATCACAAGTCTATAGACGAGCGTTGAGTCTAGGCATTGAGCAACTCAAGCAACAAACAAAGAAAGATCAATAAATGCTAAATCAAATCCAAATTATTGGCAATCTCGGACAAGACCCAGACTTAAACGAGTCAGGCACAAATAAATACGCTCGTTTTTCAGTCGCAACCTCTGAGAGCTACAAAGATTCAAATAATGAGTGGCAGACAAAAACAACGTGGCATAATGTTCAAGCGTGGTCTTCTCAATATCGTGATCTTGCGTCAAAAGCTATGAAGCTGAGAAAAGGCAACAAGGTCTATGTTCAAGGTTCGATGAAGAGTTACAAATCAAAGGAAGGCATCACCTACTGGTCAATCAAAGCGACTGACATTAAGCGACTTGATAAGCCACAGGATCAGCCACAAGACCAAGCCCCAGCACCTCAACAACAGTCTGCAAATGATTCATGGGGTCAACCTCAAGCGTCTAATCCTTGGGGTCAATCTGCTGAAAAGCCATGGGGTTCATGATGAGTAAAGACCTAAAAGGGCTTGAAGGTTTAGCAGCTCGTGAGGCGATGCCTTCTAAGATTGTTAAGACCAAGACTACACGCGCGAGAAACTATATTAAGAAGACTCCTGAGCGACTCGACACGATATGTCAGCACATCACAACAGGCATCACATTTAAAAGCGCTTGCGCCTTATCTGGTATCTCAGACGCAACCTTCTACAGATGGAGACAAGAGGATGCAGAGTTCGAAGCAGACGTTCAAATGGCAACGGCTGTTGCTGAACAGGTCTTACTAGGCCACATCTCAGAGCATGCGATCACAGACTGGCGAGCAGCTGCTTGGATACTTGAGCGCAGAATGCCGGATGACTACTCCGCAAAGAGAGACATCGAAGTTAATTTAAAGGAGAATCATATAGTCGAGACGATTCAAGCCATCGTTGACCAGACAAGCGAAGACTAAGCAAAGCAACAACAAAGGGGACAAAAATGAAAAAAAGAAGAAAAGCGAAGAAAAGGTCAAAAAGAAAACTAAATATAATCAAGTCGCATCCCAAACAAATGGACATCATAAACCCAAGAGAGCACCTGCTTTCATCAGTGCCAAAAAAAGACAACAAGCCTCAACCCCTTCCATCTATATGGGAAATATTAGAAGAGCAGACAGGATCAGAGGTAGAGCAAAAGACACCAAAAACAATCGCGACCACAGCAGATAAAGACCCTGAATCAAGAGCCACAGAAGAATGTTTTAACTATAGCTATAAAATGCCGGCGCTCGGTCAAAGTTTTGAGCAACAGCTTATAAACAAATTAAGATTTACGACTAGAGAATATATAAAGCATATCGCCAATCGCGACTCTAAAGGAGTCATTGAGACGCTTAAAGATCTAATAAACGACCGACTACTACCCCACTATGGGTACAAACTACATGATCGCATTCAAGATTCTTTGACCCACCTCTTAACAGGAGCAGCATTCAACCCGTCGCTTGGTGGCTATAGGGTTTCAACATCAACAGATCCCTATGCAGCCTATGACATTATGCTAGAGAATAAAGCAGGAGTACCAAAGGTTTTAAACATTGAAATCAAGACCTCAGTGCAAACAGTAGCGTGCAGCCCGACGTTTATAACTAACCTTCAGAAACAAGTAGACAAATATTATCAGCAAAGATTACATGGGCCAACCCTGTTAATACACTATCAGCGGATAATCGAGCCATTTCAACGGCATGATAAAACAGAGGTTTTTTATAATCTGTCTAAGCTTGATAAAGATGGCTATAGGAAAGAGGTTATAAAGTGGAGCGATAAATCTTTTTGGGCTGCTGCGTTAATTGTGCCGCCCGGTGAAACGCAGTGCTTTGAGGTATGGTCTTGTCCACTCGTAAGAAAGAGTCTAGAACCTCACGGCTTGCTAGGCGTAGTAGGAACACTACATCAGAAAGGAGTCAAAGCCTTTTTAGATGAGGTAAAGAAAGATTGGGGGCTCTATAGGTTTAATGCCTTTACTTTGTCAGAAGATTCCGACTTTAAGCTTTTATGTCGAAACCTAACATGTATGCACAACCATCTAAAAGAGGCATTGACCACAGGAAATGTACGCAAAAACAACTTCGTTAAAAGGATTTACAGACATGAGACGGGGATGAAAGAGAGATATTCTGAAGCATCATGATCAAACTCAATCCATTACAAAAAGAGATGATCAAAGCAATCCGGCGCGAGGATAAATTAATATCAATACAATCTGGTTGGGGTGCCGGCAAATCATCAGGTCTTGTTTTTGCTTTGATTTATGTAATGGCGACTAGACCCGGCGGCCGGTTCCTGTTTATCACAGACACATACGTGAGGCTTCAAGGTGTCGTTAATCCAGAAATCATGAAGTGGTCTGACAAGCTTGGACTAGGCTGGACGTATAATCAACAGCTCAGCGTGTGGCATGATCCAACAACGGGATCAAGATGTCATCTTAAGAACTATAATCGAGCATCAACCCAAGTTGCGACCATGAACCCGTTGGAAGGCATTAACGCAGATGGTGGCGTTTGTTTCATTGATGAGGCTCAAGTTTGGAAAGACTCAGAAGTATTTAACAAAGCAATGGGGCGTCTAAGATCAGACAAACATAAACCTATAGTTATGATCTGTGGTTTACCTGTAGTCGATGCGTGGTGGGTTGAGCTCGCAGAGCAAAGCGGATTCAACCCCTTAAAGTTTACAAGCTACGCGAATCAAGATAACCTTAGTGCTGAATGGTTCGAGTCTCTCAAGTTATTACCCGAGGACGAGCGTTTAGCAATGGTGATGAATCAGCCCAAACCTCCAAGCGGCCAAGTTTACTCTGAGATAGGGCATGATCACATCATAAAGGATTGGGAATATAAACCAGAGATGACTGGACGACTGGCGATTGATTATGGATTCAGAAAGCCGAGCGTGTTGATTATCTGCTATGATGAAGAGCGTCAAGCGTCTGTGATCTGTGGTGAGATCAATCCGCAAGAGGTCACCATTGAGCAGCTCAGCAAACTTATATTAGCGATTGCATGGCCGCGTGAATTAAAAGACCAGGCACCAGGTGATCGAATCTGGATTGACTCAGCAGTTTGTGATCCTGCAGGCCTTGCTAGATCTGATCAAACTGGACTTAGTGCGATCAAAGTGATTAGGCGTTTACCCAGTGATGGAGGAATAGGCGTGCCGGTCAAGTACACAACCGACCCAGTAAGGCGCAATATCTCTAATGGTGTGATGAGACTTAAGCGTGCTTTAAGTCGTAAGCAATATCTGATTACTGATCAGGTTTGGCGATCAGGTCAGAACGCAAGTGGTAACAGCTTGAGAAAAGCTATAGCATCTTATTCATGGGATAAAAGCAAAGACCTACCAAAAAAGGACGAACGTGAAGACCCCTTAGATGCGTTAAGATATGATTGCATAATGCACTATTGGGGAATCGATTATCGTGGACAAGCTAGAACAACATCAAGAAAAGCAAGATCAAAAAACAGAAAAATCAGAACAGGAGGAAGCAGGACAACTGGATTCTGAAGTAATCTCAAAGCTCATTGATCAAATTGTCTTAGATCGATCAGATGGGCTCAGGCATGAATCTGTAGAGCTTGTGTCTACAATCATTATGGAGCTATTCAATAAAGAACTTGACAAGCTTGAAGAACAGCTAGAACAAGACCGAGTTGACAGCAACCCATAGTAGTGTGATATTATCATTCTGATAATTATCTTTTTGATAAGAACACTCTAGGGGTATCATGTCACATAAACCACATGAGACCGACAAAAGTTATATTAAAGCCGCGCGGCCATCATTTAAAAGCCGAGGTATTAGCGGCACTGCATTAAGCAATGGTATCATCGCAGGCAAAGAGAAAAACCCTCAGCTTTTTGGGCGGGCTTGGGTTGATGCTTGTGAAGAGATGCTGAGGACTGATCCTGTTGTGATGAGATCTTGGTCAATGCTTAAAGGTACCTTATTAAGTGCATCTTGGTATTTTGAGCCAGGCATTAAAAATAATCCTGCGTCTGAAGAATATGCAAGATATGCCAATGAAGCCTTTGGTTTTGATGGCTATTCAGGCCAGATGTCAAAATCATTTGAAGAGCAACTCGGCTACTTATGGGACTTTATACCTCTAGGCTATAGATACGCCGAAGAGATATACAGAGTAGGCCTAGACAGTGAAGGACGTCAGCGCATTTGGCTTGATCATTATGCAGATAGAGAACCTAGCGCACACTTTAAGTGGTTGTCTCGAGATAATGAACATCTTGATGGAGTGATGCAGCAGAGCATAAATATCAAACATCAGCCTGAGCCAATACCATCAAACAAACTTTTATTACTTACGCTAAATCAAACGGGCTCAAACTTTGAAGGTGTTGGTTTGATGCGAGCTTGTTATTTTTGGTGGCGACAAAAACAACGCACTGCAAATCTAATGAGTATCGGCGTTGATCGTTGGGCTGTGCCTACGCCTAAAGTGGTAATTGATCGAGCAGAAGCAGACGCTCAAGGACTTTCACAAGCTGACTTATCAGAGATCATTGATGAAGCCGAGCAGCAGGTAGCAGCTTTCCTGAGTGCTGAGCAGAGTTATCTCGTTGAGTCTCCAGTTGTAAAGTTTGAGAGTTATTCAGAGTCACCAACACTCTACAGTCAAGGCCCGATTGGAGTGATCCAGCTTGCAAATCAAGAGATCTCACAAGCGACATTGACACAATTTATAAACCTTGGAACAACTGATACAGGATCTCGAGCAGTTGGAGAGGTTCACGAGAATGTATTTAGACGATCATGCATCAATTTATGTGATCGTCTAGCCTCTCAAATCTCAGGACGTGCTAGAGCTGGTGGCGGAACGATGGCTCGACTGATCAGGTTTAACTATGGAGCTGTTGATCCTTCACTGTTGCCACGTCTTCGACATGAGAATCTTGACTCTGATGAGTTAGCGGAATCGATGGGACAACTTGCGCCACTTGTTCAGAGTGGACTCCTAACACCCACTGATGAGATCGAACGCTCAATACGTGCGAGGATTGGCGCCGGTGACCTGCCAGAAGAAGCACAAAGATCAGCCTTTGAGCGTGCCGCATCTGGAGGCCCAAGTGCGGCCGCACTTGCTGAGAGATTGATACAACGGAGAAAGCGCAATGGCTAAGAAGCGAACCAAAGCACAAACGCCAGCTCCAAAAAAAGACCGCATTAAAGGCAGTAAGACCAATCCTAAAGGCAGCGCGAGCGGCTCAAGGGGTGGGATCAAAATCAGTGATGAAGCTGTGAAGAGTCTTGAGAATATGCGAGACAAACATAATGCAAGATTCACAAAGTCAAGTAGGCGTGTTGATCTTGGCAAGCTTAAAGCAGTCTTTAGGCGTGGCGCCGGTGCTTTTAGCACGTCACATAGACCGGGCATGAATAGGAATCAATGGGCGTTTGCAAGAGTGCGAGCATTCTTGAAATTGGTCGCAACAGGTCAGCGCAAAAAAGCTTACACAACTGACCTAGATCTTTTGCCTAATGGTCATCCACAAAAGACAGAGAAGAAGTCTGAACAGCTTGCACCCAAGAAATATGATCATATTGACTTCAAGCCGCCAAAGGGCGTTCAAGATGCAGCAGCTCGAGCGCTAGAAGTCAGAGCAAGCAAGCCAGCTTCACAGCGTGGAATGACTGATGTTGGCATAGCCAGAGCAAGAGATCTTAAAGCAGGTAAAACGCTATCACCTGAGACCGTTAAAAGGATGCTCGCATATTTCACACGTCACGAAGTCGATAAGACTGGCTCTACTTGGAAAGATCAAGGCAAAGGCTGGCAAGCTTGGCATGGTTGGGGTGGTGACGCTGGCTTTTCTTGGTCTAGAAAGATCGTTAAACAAATGAAATCAGCAGACGAAAAAAGCCAAAGCCTGACAGCTTACACAGAAGCTATTCAATTAAATGACTCTAGTGAACTGATCACGGGCAAACCTTTCCTAACTCTTGGCGTTGATCAACAAGTATGTAGCCGCATGAGTGGCGAGCCAGTTGGAAAGCCCATCACACAAGATACACTTAAAGAACTTGTCAGAGTATTTGAAGCGACTAAAGAAAGCTCACCAGTCATCATCGATTGGCAGCACGCCACATCTCCATATTCTGACAATATAGCAACACCTGAAACCGGCAACGCGCTAGGCAAGATCACATCATTAGAGATTCGAGATGATGGTTTGTATGCTTATCCTGAGTATACATCCAAAGGTGCTCAAATAGTGCAAGATGCTGAAGGGGTTCTGTGGTCTTCTCCTGAGTTTTTGGTGGGTGAAGTCTATGACCGCAACGGCGGGGAATTAATCGGTCAAGCTCAGATGCTAGCGATTACGCTTACACCTAGGCCGGCCCAATCACATGATACAATCTCCACAGTGAGACTTAACGAAAGTGAGGTACAAATGGACACGGACATGTCTATGGATGAACTTCGGGCCGCACTCGAGGCCAAAGATGAACTCGTTAAACAGCTTGAAGCTCAAATCAAAGAGATGAAAGCGGACAACGAGAACGCCATGAAGTCTGAAGAACTCGAAGAGAAAAAAGACGAGAAGAAGTCTGAAGAACTCGAAGAGAAAAAAGACAAAGATCACAACGAAAACAAAGAGATGAAGCGTAAAGAGTACACAGAAGACGCTCAAGCGGTATCAACTCTCAGCGAGTCCAATGTGCTCTTATTCCAAGAGATTCAAACTCTTAAAGAGCAAGTTGATCAACTCCAAGCTGACAAGGCAAAAGCACTGGCAGAGAAAGCACAGATTCAAATGGAGTCTGATGTCACTCAACTTCTCAACGAAGGCAAGATCTCAGTCGCAGAGAGGTCAACAGCTGAACAGGCATGGCTTATTCAAAAAGATCAACCCGTTTTTTGGCAGATGTTCTCTGAGCGTCAACCAAATCAAAGCGTAAATCTTGAGAGCCTAGGTCACGGCGCAAGCGGTCAAGAGATCTCTAAGAAGGCGCTTAACGAACGAGTCCAAGCGCTAAGTGAAGAGAAAAAGCTCAGCTATTCTCAGGCGCTTGCACTGTTTAGAACTTCAAATCCAGACTATTACAATTCAGTATACGGAGGTTAAAAAATGGCCGATACATACAACACAAAAACATTTATCGCCGGCGGGAACATTACAGAGTTCGCACTAGTGAGCATCGACACAGACGGAAAAGTACAAGTCACAACAGCTGCAACAGATGCCAAGGTGATCGGAGTTGCTCAGCGTGCTGTGTCAACTGGTGAAGCGGTAGATGTGTTACTTAGTGGATGCACTCGCGTGATTGCAGGCGGAACAATCACATTTGCAACTACTCCGTTATTAATGGCAACAACTGCAGGAAAAGTTGTTGCTCACGCAACATCAGGAAACTACTCAGCATGTCGAGTTGTTCCGAACATCAATCAAACAAGCGCAGCAAGTGGAGACCAGATTGAAGTCTTCTTCACGGGGCCTCAAAATCTAATTCCTTAAGGAGAGTGACACATGGCAAGTTCATATTCTAATCTGCATCCAGTTGACGAAATTCTAAGTAGTCTTCTGATTGAAAACTATGGGTCTAATCAAGATCTTATAGCTGGTGAAATCTTCGAAACTGTTAATGTGACTGATCGCACCGGCACAATTCTTTTAGAAGAAGGTCGAAACTTTTTAGGCGCCGGAGCTGGTATCGATGTACAAAGAGCGCCGGGTTCTTCACGCGCAAAAATCAGCACATTTGATAGAAGTTCAACAACATTTGCATGTAAAATCTTTGCGGCTGAGCATGCGATTGCAGTTGAAGATCTCCTTGACTCCCAATATCCCGGATCTGAAGAAGAGCGTGCAGCTCGCATGGTCGGTAATGTTCTAGCGCTTAAGCGTGAAAAACGAGCAGCTGACTTACTCTTCAGCACTGCAGAGTTTACAAACAACGCTACAGCGGCCAATGAGTTTGGCGCACAGGTAGACGCGGCCGGTGCTGACCCATTGACCGGATTGCACAAGCTCAAAGACAAGGTCAGAGCAAATGCATCTGGCGTTCATCCTGACTCTTTAATCATGGGATATGAAGTGTTTCGAGCGCTAGCGCGTAACGAGGAGATCAGAGGATATGCAGGGACTGCATCAGCTGGTTTTGCATCTGGTAGCCGAATCTTACAAGATGATGTCGTCATTAGCGTTTTGCGTGACATCCTAGGAATACCTAACATTCATGTTGGATCAGCTAGACAAGATACAGCAGTTGCAGGTGCAACATCTTCAGAAAGTTACATTTGGGGCGAGTCCATCTTCATGGGTTGCTTGCGCGGTTCTGATGCTGTCACACAGAGATCAGGCAATGTGAAAGCTATGCCAGTGGCCGCGTTATCACTCCAATTCTCTGCACCAGTCTCAGGCGCTTATGACTCTCTTGACCGTACTGTTAAGTATGTGTATGGAGAAGAAGTCAATGCACTAAAGAAGATCGATGCAAATCTCGGATACATCGTCACAGACTGCTTGACTTAAGATGTGTGACCCCGTTGAGGCTGTGCTTTACAGCGAAAAGAAAGATAAGGAAGCGCTTGAATCTCTCAAGCGTCAAATGTCTAATTCTTCAAAGCTTCAGCGGGATCTCATCAAACAAAAAGTTAAGGAATTAGAGACCGAGATCAGAGCAAGCAAGGCGATTAAAAAAGCTATGGCTAGATCTGTAGACGGCCTCACCGGTGCACTGCAAAGAGCACTTGAGCAAGGCTCACCTGAGGCTTTGCTATCTTTGCCAAATGATGCTCTTAGCTCATTAGTCTTAAGATCTGGTTTAGATCTTGTAGTCGATGAGATTATAGAGCAATCGGATAGAATCGCTCAAGCAACCGTTGAGGGGATACAGATTGTAGATCCTTCTTTTGAGTTGCCAGCGATAGACCTGCAGGTTCAAGAATTGCAAATTGCAATTACTGACCGCGTGGTTGATACTGTTCTAATCCCTGACACAGTGCGAGCAGTTCAAGACTCTTTGATTGCCGCAACTGTAGAAGGTCAAGATGTCGCCATATCTTCATTAGCTCAGCGACTTAAAAAGAGTGAAGGTCGTCAACTGACTGAGATCAGAACCCAGATAAGTTCATATGGTCGAGGTGTAGCAGCTCAGGCAGGAGCATATGCAGGTCTAAACCTTGCGCTTTACACTGGGCCAGATGATGGAATAGCTAGAGGTTTTTGTCGGGCTTTGGTTGATCTTGTCTTGGATGAAGATCAAATGGGCCGGCTTAACAACCAGCAAGGTTTAAGTTTTAAATTAAGTGGTGGTGGCTATAATTGCCGGCATTCTTTATCATATGTAAGTGCTGGATTTGTCGAAGCTGGCAATCTTAAACGCGCTACATCAAAAGACATAAGCAAGGCAAATGCAAGAGCAAGAGGTGAATCATGATCAAAGCTATCACGGGTACTGATTATCTTTTTGAGTTTGTCGCTTCACAGCCGATCAACGGCACACCATCAATAACAATCCAGACCGCCACACCTGCAACGCTTGCACTAACTCAGAGCAGAGCAAACGCAACCGTAAGCGCAATCGCAAACGATAGAAGAACGCTAACAATAGACAATCAAGCAACAGGTTTGCAAGCTGATCAAGTCAACGCTTTTTTGATCACAAATGCCGATACAATATATCCAGTTGCAGTGACTCGCATAGTAGGAACTACAGCGATATTAAGCGAGCCTTTACCCCGTGAGATTGACCTGAGCACAAGCGCAAGTCTTGAGTTTGCTCTGTGGTCTGTGGTCTTACCCGGTGCGTCTGTTACGTCTGTATCTGGTACATATTCATATTCAGTCTCTCATGTTGTAGATGGTGGTCAATACACTCAATCGAGGCTATCAAGTGGAGTGATCAAAGTTACTCCGCGACCGTTTGACACTGGCTTAACTCATGAGATCCTAATTAACACGCTGCCTCTTTTAGCTGACTTGGTGCCACGTCGCCAAAGCTCATTTGATCCACAAATCAAAGCGGGTCTAGATGAGATGTCAACTAAGATCAGAATGCATTTAAGCGCAGACAGTTTGACAGAAGACGAGGTTTTTAATGCTCATGATTTCCAGTTGAGTCATCTTTACTGTGTAGCCGCGATCATCATGGAAGCAAATCTCAAGCTAGATATTGCAGATGCATATCGTCAAAGGTGCGCCGATCTCATGCAGATTGCTTTGGACTTAGTCGCGATTGACAAAGATGGTGATGGTATTGTTGATGATGGCGAGGTTGATCAAAATTATGGAAGTGGTGGAGCTTCTGATTTTAGAGCATCATTTAAAGGATATCTAAAATCTGACTATGACAAGACATTTACACCTACTCGAAGCATGAGGCATTGATCATGAAGATGACCTCAAGCATCAAATTACCTCGTTCACTTTGGAGTGATCAGGACAGCGCAACGCTAGGGCTAAATGCTATAGCCGCGATAAAAAGCCGCACATCTAAAGGGCTTGACGGGGATCTCGAACCGTTTGCTATGTACAGCGAAAAGCCCATAACGATCAGCAAAAAAGGCGCAAGACTTAGCCCCAAAGGCGGCCAACCTTCTGAGAGTGGTGACAGTGTTTTTTATGAGCAAGGTTATAGACAATATAAACACGAGTCTCGAGGCCGAAGTGACCGAGCTGCATCTGCTGAAGTTGACCTTGTCTTGAGTGGCGCGTTAATGAATAACATCATTTTAACTCAAGCTGATCGAAGCGGCTTCACAATCTCACTATCTGATCACGTTGCATATTATGGATATAGAGTTAATGCTGATCGTGAGTTTTTAAAGCTTGATCAAGACACGATTAAGGTACTTAGTCAAGCCGTGAATATCGACATAGCAAACAGGCTCAAAGGTGGTCGCAGATGAGTCAAGGTACTTTTCAGGCACTCGCCAAAGTTGAGAGCATGATTGAAGATATCACGCCAAAAAGTGACATCCATCACGGGTTTGTCTGTGTTCATAAATCAGCCGGCATAGTCGCAAGACTTGAAGAGCGTTATCATCAAAACAGGCTCTTTGAAGTTGAGCTGACAGAGTTATCAAGTGATGATGGTCAGGCCGGGATTAGTGGACGTAAGCGAGTAAGAGCCGAGGTGAGAGTAAGATATGATATTACTCAAGACGTGCTCAGCTTAAGTCAGACCATCAATGAAGATGCCGGCAAAATCATTGAGACGCTTAAAGGGCCAGAGTATGACTTGGTCAATTCTGGTATAGTCTCGATTATCCCTGAAACGTCAATCCTAGAAACAATTGCAAACACAGACGATCAAGGCAGACTCTTGCGAGTCCCTTTTATCATGCTTTATCTGGAGGCTTAAATGAGTGTAACTATCAGATCTCTATCAATCGCATCAGAATCAACCTTTGGGAGTCTAGACTCATCCACAAATCTCCCAGACGTCAGCGGCTTATCTTTTGTGTCTATCCCTTGCGAGCGCGACCCCATTGTGATCGCTGGAGAGCCTCCAATAAGTGAGCGCAATGATGCCCGTGATGGTGCTTACACATACGCACCTGAGCCTTCAACCGTTTACAGTGGCGGCAATCGCGTACAACATCGAACAGGCTCAATCTCTGTTACTGTTGATCTAACGGGTGTAGGTTCATCAGCTGCAAACTATACATCGAACTATCTTGGGTTCATCCTAGGCGCCGGTCTAAAAACTCAAGCTGGTCAAGGTAGTCAAAGCGCCGCATGTAATAGTGTTAACGAATACACAGCGACACCAGCAACAGCGGCCGGTGAGGTAGGTAACCTTGTGAGCTTCTCAAGCGCAAGATCACAATATAGCGCAATTACAGACGATGTAGACGGGTCAGGGTATACAACGGTCTCACCTGCATTTGATACAGATTTTACAGGCACTAAAGAAGTAAGGCAGCTTCAAACATGGTACCCCGGATCTAGAACAGCAACAGGCACAAGAGCACTCACCAGTGTAGCACTTAGAGTTGACGGCGTTAACTTTCAAAGCACTGCGGTGGGGTGTGTTCTCGAGTCTATGAGCATCAGCACAGACAACGGCCGGCTAATGGGCGAGTTTACTTTCCAAAGTGCTCACATCTTCGATACACATAGCGCAGCAGCTGGGCCAATTGAGCCAAGCTTTAACGCGGGTTCACCTCCATTTTTTAGAAATAGTGAGGTCATACTTAGCGCAACAGCTCCAACATCTCTGACAAACGCGACTACAGGAGACAAGCTGGGCCGCATCTCACTTGATTGTGATGACTTTACATTCAGCTTGACGAATACATTAACGCCGGTTGGATCGTCTAAGTCTGTCTTGGCTATGACTGACATGGAGATCACAGACACAGATGCCGAGCTAACATTGACGGTCAGCAGCGTTAATACTGCAATCTTAAACGATTTCAGAGATCGCGTATTGCGCCAAGTGATCGTAGGCACGGGGCCAACTGGTGACGGTAAAGGGTGCGCGATCATGCTAAGTGCAGCCTATCTTACAGTTGATCCAAGTCAATATGACGTATCAGGTAATGACATTGTACGCCAACAACTGACATATAAGCCTAGCCGCTTTGGCGGCGACGTTGTCGAGACCGGTGCAGGTAATTCGCCGATCAGATTTGGTCTAGGTGTTTAATCATGGCACTTAACTTTTCTCTATCTGCTGACATCCATCACGATGTAGTCGTAACCTGCGATCCTGCTGTGATTTGTGACGATGAACAGCGCTCAAAATATTTAGAGACTGGCGATATCTCACACTTAAAAGCTGACGGTGCAACGGTATTCACGATTCACGCGCTAAGCCCAGCACAAAGAGAAAACGCAGAGATTAAAGCAGGTGCTTACACTCGAAGCGAGTTAGGCCGCATGCTTTGGACTGAGTCACCAGACGAGATCAAAGAGCGTGCTAGATGGCATCATAATTTGAATGATGATGAACGGTCTGCACTTGCTGAATATCAAGCGTATATCTCAAGATGTTACGTTGAGATGATTTCAGAAGCTTTGATCTCAATCGATGGAGAAGACGCGACCATTGACCAGATTCAAAAGATCAAGCCCGAGTCTCATCGACTCCAAACTATAACCGAGTTAGTACAGCACATACAGCGGCTGAGCTTGGTCAGTGATCAGGGAAAATAGCGCTTGCCTCTGTTATTTGGATCTCAAACAATAGGGGCAGATCTTGGAGCTGTGAGCAATGCAAATCAAAACCAGATCTTAGAAGACAACGAGGCAACTGTGGCGGCCCAATCAAGCCAACTCTTCAACATGTGCAAAAAGATGATCAAGGGTACTATGTACCCGGTTATAGATTTGCTCCAAACTGTGGAGAAGGTTTCAGTGATTTTAAAATCAGGTCTTGCCCAATTGCAAACGCAAACAGGATGGCAACAGTCATCCAAGCTTATCAAAGATCTAAAAGAGACCTATGCAAGATCTCAGATTATTATCCACATCCATCATGCGCTTTAATCGATGCTTGTGATATTCTAGATACTCACACCGAAGCGCTCAAGATTCGACAGCAAGAAGAGAGGCTCAAAAATGGCAACTGATCAAAAAGTTCAGATTGAAGTCGAACTCGTCGGAGTCAAAGAAGCTGAAAAGAATCTGAGAGCGATTGAGTCAGGTGGTGAGCAGATAGGTGAAAGCTTTTCAAAGTCTAGTGATGAGATTGCAAAAAGTGCAGGAAAAATTAGAGAAGGCGCGGACAGTATTGGAGAGGGTTTTAATCAAGCTGGCAGTCTAATTTCAGGATTTGAAGAAGACGGTGCAGAAGCACTTGGCTCTGTTGGAGAGGGGCTTTCTGCAGTGACTGATTCTTTTGCGGGTTTTTCAGAAGCTGCAGCAGCAAGTGGAGGTTCTCTTTCTGCTCTTGCACTGCCAGCAGGTGCGGCGATTGTAGCGATATATCAACTTATAAAATCACTTCAAGACTATAGGGATGAAATATCAGGAGTAAACAAGCACGTTAAAGCTTACGAAGCATCTATGACAGAGCTTACAAGCGCAATTGAAGAACTTGCTTCAAAGCAGATCGTATTGACAAAAGAAGAGATAAAACAACTACAAGTCAGAGCAATAAGCGCTAAGACGTTAATTGAAGAAGGACAGCTCATCTCAGAAAATACGAGTAAGTTTGAGCGAAAAATAGCAAGATTAAAAGAAGATTTAAAGATTGAAAAGCAAAGGCTTAAGACAAGTAAAGAGAGCAATAAAGTCTCTCTGATAAGCGCCAGAGTAGATGTCAACAGAACAAGAAGAATCAAGGAAATCACTGAAGAGATAAAAAAGCTAACAAAAGCACAAGATGCAGAGCTTAATAGAGCAGTTGAGTTTAGCGAAAAAGGAGTCGTTGATTTTGTAAGATTTGAAGCTTTAAAGGAAGAGCTTTCAAAGCGATCATTAGAGAATCAAAAAAAAATAGCAGATCAAAACTTTAAGCTTGATGTTGAAACCGCATCGATTCGCATCAAACAACAAAAGAACGCAGCACAAGCTGAGCGACAACTAGCAGCGCTTGAGCACGCGGCCAAACTTAGAGAGATTGGAAAGCTTGACGATATAGACGAAACAAGCCGAGCAAACAGAGTTCAAGCGGCCACAATAGAACTCAATCAAAAACTTAAACAGATTGATCAAGCTAATTACGAGCGCATTAAAACAGCAAGGGCAGCACGTGCAAAGGCGGAGCTAGCAGAGCAAAAGAACCGGATAAACGCTCAAAGCGCTTTAGAAATGGCGCGTATAAATCAAAATCTCAAAGGTGAAGAGAACGCTACAAATAGAAAAATAGCACTTGCAGATCTAGCCTTTGATCGAGCGTCTCAACTTCTAGACCTTGAGGCAGATAAAAACGCAAACAGTCAAACGCTAAAAGAAGCGCTAGAAATCAATCATCAAAACAGGCTAGCAGAGATTAGGGACAAAGCAGAAGCTGATCGAATCGCAAAAGAACAAGCTGCAGCTCGTGAACTAATCGCAAGTGAAACAGCTTTAAAAGAAGACATATTAGAGATTGAAAGACTTAGAGCTGAAGTAAACTTAAAGGGACAAGACAGAGAATTAGAGTTGCTGAGGTTAGACTATGAGCAAAAATTCATGATGGCCAAAGGCAACTCTGAAAAGATCTTGCTTTTACGAGAACAGCAATCACAACAGATTACAGCGATACAAAGCAGAGAAACTGAACAACTTCTAGATCTTACATCTGACTTTTTCGGTTCATACGGCCAAGGCTTGGCAGATGCTGCAGTTGGTGCGATCATGTTTGGTGAATCATTCAGTGAATCAATAAAAGCCGTTTTAGATGGTCTAGCAAGAGAAGCCGGGGTTCAAGCTTTGATGGAGCTTGCCAAAGGCACAGCCGCACTGTTTACAAACCCAGCCGGATCAGGAGCGCACTTTAAAGCGGCCGCCATGTTTGGAGCTGCAGCAGTGCTTGCCAAGGGTGCAGGCTCAGCCCTAGCCGGTGGATCATCTGCGAGCGCATCAGGCGCAAGCGGTCAAGCATCGTCACCAAGTGGAGCACCTCAAACAGCAAGCGCACCGAGACGAGAACAGGCCGAAGAGAGCACCATGGTTTTTAACGTGAACTTCTCAAACAGTGTGATTTATGACACAAAACAAGCGGCCCAGGATGCTATGGTTGATCAGCTTGTTAGAAATATCAACACGCCTAGACGTGGATCAAGACGAGTGAGGTTTGCAAATGCCTAGCAGTTCTCCAGCTCCAAACTTTGCGCTCTTAAGTGCCTTTGATGCTCGCACGTGGTCAGGTGTTAATGTGTTTCGGCGTGGATCTAACCCTGTGAGCTTACCAACGTTTGCAACCGGTGAAGGCGTATACGAAGACGCGATCAGCTTCTTAAATGGACGCGGCCAAGTGGCTTCAAAGAGCCTGACTGATCTATGTCAAAGCTTAAAAACATTTGGAACTACTTGGACAGTACTGCTCAACAGTTCAGATCAAATTAATATTACATGTACAGACGCGGCTTTTAACGTAACTCTAGTGAGTGGCGTTGACTCTTTAGGCTTTGGATCTACTTCAGTTTCCTCTGTATTTGGTGTTCTCAATGTGGCAACAGCTCCAAACGATTGGAGACGTGAGAACATGGCGCCCATTGTCTATAAAATCGATGAAGTTGGTGGTGGTGGTGCTACGTTTAATCTGATCACAACTTTTACAACTCAAGACCCCATCAACACGCTAAGATTACAAACCAGGTCTGATGATGACGGCGGCAACAGTACAGACAACCTGACATATTTAGATGTCACAGCTCAAAGTAGTAACGAAGCTTATTGGCTTTTATCAGATGATGGCCATGTGGAATGTCACTATGCTACATCCATCGGAGACATCACTTGGGACTCAGACACATTTAGAAATAGACTAGGGTTCTCAGGAAATGAGACCCCAACAACGGCCGCAGGTGTAAGCACTTTGAGAGCAGAATACCCGTTACCCGGTGCACTATTTCCATCTAGACCATATCAAAGTCATCATTTAGAAGTTGAGGCACCTGCACAGATAAGGCGCAAAACTGGAGGCGGATACACTCGAAACTTAATATCATCTAGGCCGTTTGTGACTTCAAGACTGAGCTTTGATCTTGATGCATTGCTAGATCAAAAAGATCTTTATCAGCACTTTGTGCATGAGTTTTCACAGTATGCTTTGAGTGGAGCCCGTGTTAACTTCTATCAATGCTGGGGTGACCCTAGAAGGTCGTTACAAACTGCGAGCGTGTCAGGTTCACAGAGCGCTTTTGATCTCCTTTTTACATCTCAAGACAATGGAGATTATGGCAGGATAAGAGCAAGCGCAACAAATAGCGCCGTTAACCTAGCTTATCCTGATCTTAGGCGTAAGGTTCCGGTAAATCTAGACTTGGAGCATGTTTGATGGCTAACTCTTTTACATCTCCACCACTCCTGACAGATCCCGGCATGGTCGTAAGTGGCAAGCCTATTCGAGCGCAAGAGATCAACAGACTGAGAGATTCTGTCAATTATGGCTTTGCTCATGCATCGACAAGCAATGCAATATCTCAAAGCTTTCAAGATCAATCTTTGGTCACTGATCAGACATCACTACAAACAATGTGTGAATGGGCTATACCAACAGCAAGCGATCAGCACAGACATCTAGACGTGTATCTCTTCGGCGTGGTTAACGCTGCAACGCTTGGAGGTGAGATCAAGATCACTGTAGAAATTAACAGTGTAAGCCATAGCCAAAGCTTGACAAGCTCGCTAAGTGGAACATTTAGAGACTCTCTGACAGTAGATTTCTCAAGCTCGATCGGTGCTGATATTGCATATGTGACTTTAGAAATGAAAGCTGCATCAGGCGCACAAATATACATCAATGATATTATGATGCGATGGAGGCCATTATCATCACCGCTGGCAACAGGTGAGCTTAGTAGACAGTCATCAAAGTTCATTCCCAGTGGTGCAAACAGGACAACAGCACAACAGGCTTTGAGCTCCAGATATGGCGTTGACTTGCTGAACAATCTTGACCACTTGAGAAGACGACCGAGGATCTTAATCACTTGGTCAGGAGTTCAGAACGCAAGCCCAGCACCGACAGGATCACATCCATATACAGGCTCACCACCACCAGCAAGTGGAGAGCAGTATTTAGGCGCAGGCCTGGCAAACTTTGAAGGCGGCTCACTCAGAACAAACGCGCCAATCTTCGAAGGCACTAGAGAAGATGCAAATCTAAAGTTCTTTGTAATATTTAAAGTCTCCTCAGGTACTGTCAGATTCTCATGTTTAAATAATGACGTGACCGCAACGGGCGCCGGTTGGCACTTAGTAGAGTTAAAACTTACTGAAGAGAGCGTCACATGGTTTAACACTGTACAAGATATAGGTTTAAATGATGTGAATGATGTTAGCACTTTGCCCACATTTATCGTTGTTGGTATGTCTCCATTGGGGTCAAATGCAGCAAACCAGATCACATCTCTTTCAATATTTGGAGCTTGATCATGTTAATCCCTGCATCATATCAGCCTTTGCCAGATGTCAGCACATGTCATAATGAGAGCTTAGTTTTTGGCGGTGTGATCGCTCAATGCGCTAACTCATCAGCAATGATTACTCATGTTAAATGTAGAGCTCGAGCACATTACCCGATAATGCATACGACCTATATCAATGCAACGGCTCCAACAATTGGAGTTGTGGGTGCTGATCTGCTGGGCTCAGTTGGATCATTTAAGCGAGATAAAGGATATACAGAATCAAACTCTTTTTTCTATGCGAGCTCACCATTAAGTGAATACTTGGGCATAGATTTAAAAGTAAACGCTACGCTTTATGACTCAGCCGAGCCCAAGGTAACACTAGTTCTGAAACGTGAATCAACCGGCGCAACTATAGACCACGGTATAGAGTTTAATCACATAGACTTAAACGTGCAGGCCATCAACCAACAATCTCAATCAAGCCGAGCCTCAACGCTTTACGATATCAGCGCAAGCGCACCAACAAACACATCTCCAGACAAACCGAGACCTTTATATGTGCCAAGTGTTGACCGTGGTGAGGTGCTATATATAAGCGCAACGACTACAGCGTGTATACTGAGATCAATTACTATCTATGATCTGTATGATCCCGAGGTATCCGCATGATTTCAGATGATATTGGGTGTCGAGTATTTGCGCTAGAGATCGCTGGTTTAGGGGTTCGATATTACTCATCGATATCACCAGAAGGATCAAATCTTAATGCAGAGATTGCATCTGGAATTAACTATGTAAATTATGAGGCGATCATAGGCGTAGGTGCATATCAAAGCGACATTGACCCGAGTGGAGGCATCGCCAACTATTCACCTGTTAGCGTGACTCTAGCCATTAATCCCATGGGTACAGACAACGATCCCCATGTGGTTTTTGGCCGATGTGGTCAGCGTGCAGCAGACGTGACATCTGCACAGCTCCTAGAGAATCTAGACTATGAAGACGCGGGCGGGACTCTATTTATAGACAGTGATTTAAGCGCACTAAGCACGCCTAGGCTTTTGCATCTTGGCGCTGAGTCTTTGAGAATCTCAACAATCCTGAGCGATAGAGTTGTCGTATCAGACCGAGCAGCCGCAAACAGTCAAAGACAAGGGCATTTAATTACGCTCCAAGGTTCATCAACTCCAAGGATCAGCACAGAGATCACAGTCTTTAGAGGTCGGCGAGCGATACTGTATGCAGCGCATCAAAGGCCAGATGGTAAAATCTCTGACTATGTGCAAATCATAAATGGATTCATCGAGTCCTCGCCAAGGATTGATGACGGTTCAAGCGTATCATTAAGCATCATTCCATTGACTGCACTGCTCGACACAGAGTTAAGTGATATGGGGTCATCGTCTACACAGCTTTTACAAGATTATCATTATTTTGATGGCGTGAACTGCAGCACTGTTGAGTGGGCTTGTGTACTCACTAAAGATGATCGTTACTCTGTCAACACTGCTGCTTCACTTGTAAACACAAATGCTTCTTATCATATATTTGGGCCGCAAAACATTCAAGACACATTCGATCTGAGCTTGATCGATACAACTCAGACATTCGATCAACATCCGAGATATCCAAAGCTAAGCAACAGAACAGAAACAGCATACAGTTACCCGACAGCAATAAGCGCAGATGATCCTGTTGCAGGTACTGACAAGATCACAGCAAATACAACGCTTAATGAGCAGATGCAGATCGCAGCAAATATCTTTGTGTATTTGAGACCTAAACCTGAAATTAAAAGGATTAAAATCTCAGCAGGTTTGCAACGATGGCCAGAGGTGATAAACACTGAATTAGAATCAAGTGGCCCAACAGCTCACACAGGTCTAGATGGTGCATGGGTCAAATGGTCAGTTGAAGATCACGCAACTTTAAGAGTCCAAAATCTATGCGATCCGGCGGGTTGGAATCCTGCTCTTAGATTTTGGTTTTCAAACGCTTATCTAATGGGCAAAAACTGGGCATATCCAACAAGGTCAAATCCGAGGGTTGGATATACAAGCGACATTAATAAAGTAAGATTTCCCATTGATTTTAGCGGTGATGTGGAGCTTCCAAATGATACGCGGTTTAGATCTGCGATTCCATTTGTTACACATGGAGAAGAGGATTTATTTAAAGATTATCATACTCCAGAGTTTAGAAAGCTGAGCACGCGTACACATCCGATAAGAATAGCTCGAGCTTTTTTTCAGCGTGGTGAAAGATCAATACTGACTGAAGACGGCTTAAATCTACCCACAAGCCCAACGTCTAGAACGTATGATATCCAAGTAAAATATGAAGACCGTATAGACGGAGAATCATTTACATGGATCAAAGTGACACATCAGACAGCGCAACCACCGGGTTTTTTAATTCATCTTGCTGAAGATCAGGATTTTAAACAGCTGGCTTCATTCGGCGACTTTGCTGGAGATCAAAGAGTGGAGATATTTACAGGGGTAAGATTAACGCGTGAACGTGTCGGCAGCCTCATGCTTAAGCTTCTAGCCAGTGGTGGCGGTGGATCGGTTAATGGATCTTATGATGTTTTCTCGATTGGTCTAGCGATCCCTGAGAGTATGATTGACGTTCAAAGCTTCCTTAAATATGACTCTTCAAACATCTCGTACAGTGGTGATATCAGCTCGGAAGGTGTCTCATTATCTGACATTATAACGCCCATGTTGCAACAAATCGGCGCGATCATAGCAATGAAGCGAGATCAAGCAACGGGCTTAAGCAAAATCACACTAGTACCCTTGGGTGCTGAGCTTGGCGCGTTATCAGATGAAACGATTTCATCTGGCGATTGGTTAACAGACCGACCGCCAACATATGATATTTATGCTGACATAGTCACTCAGATCCAAGTCAACTATGACTATGAAGGTGACAAGTTCTTAAGCAAACGGATCTTCAACAATCAGGCATCCATCAATGAATATGGAGGCGAGAAATCAAAGGTTTCTCTAGATCTGTATGGCCTGACTACTGACACGATTGGCGGCGGTGGTGGTGATGTGTTTAGTTACTTTGTGCCAGTGTTCTCCAGAATCTTCCAACTTCTTAGCGATCCTTGCAGGATGTGGCGCGGGTCAATTGGCACTGGTAAAAGCATTCACTTAGATGTCGGTTCATACGTTCAATGCTCAAGCGATAGACTTAAAAGCCATAGCGCATCAATGGGGATAACTAATGAAGTCGGTATGATCCGGTCAATGCGTCAGGAGCTCATGGGAGAAGGATGTGATTTAGAAATTATCCACACTGGGATTAAGCCTGTTTTGTGGTCACCGTCTGCAAAAGTCACAAGCTTTACAAGCACAAAGGTTGTCTGTGAGACTAATCAATTTAGCGTCTCAGGAACTCGCGACACGGCCAGCTTTGAAGCTGGTGACGTTGTTGATTATCTGCCGATTGGTGATCAGGATAACGCTATTACGGGTTTAGTGATACAACTGATTAATAATAATATAATTACATTTACAACATCACATGGAATAAGTGCAGCAGGTGGCACAATCGAGCCAACTGTTTATAGCTCAGCAACTGCACATAATAAAGCAGATGCATACTTGAGTGACAACAGCACCCCGCCCGTGATATCATCAGACAAAGCGAAAGAATACGCGTGACAAGATGACTAAAAAACAACTTGAGCAAGCCTTCAATGATCAGCTTGAAGAGATGAGACGCTTAAAGCGCTACGTCTTACAAAGTGAGCTTAACACTGAGAGTTATGATCTCACTGACAGAGTCAATGACCAAGCCACAACGCAAATCTTAGAAGCTCAAGCGGCCATTGAGCGCGCAGAGGATCAATGGTCTTTGAATGTCACTGAGCCCCAATACAACGGCAACTATCAACAGATTGACACGTACATCAGAAGTGTTCAGGGGCTTGGTTGGAGCTGGGAAAAGCCTTATACTAAAGATGGTCAATTCGAGTGGTGTGGTGCCGCTTGTGCTTTTTTCTATCAAGCTCTAAGAGCAAACGTAAGGAAGAAAACTTTACCTAGTTGTTATCGGCTTTATCGCGATTGGGCCAACACTTCAAGACGTGTAAGCACACCCCAAAAAGGTGATATCTGTGTAGTGTGGACTGGCAAAGATCGCAATAAATACGGCCACCACATAACGCTATGTGTTGACGTTCACGATGACTATATAGACACGATTGAAGGCAACGCAAAGGGCTTAGGCTGTGAGAATAAAACAGTCATAGGCGTGATTAAGCGATCAAGAAACATCGAAGATATTGCACACATTTACAGACCACTACGCGAGGACTTTTCATGAGCTTAATTCGAAAACTCGGAGGCCGTAAGGCTTGCGCTTTTTACGTGACTCTAGGCGTTATCACAACACTTACAGCGCTAAACAAAGCAACAACTGAAGTACTAGGCGTTATTGATGGCCTGTATCTAATCTATGCCGGTGCAAACGTATCAAGCAAAAAGAAAGCAGGTGAATCAAATGGCGAGAAGTAGCGCAGAAAATCCAATATTTGCAGGTAATATTAGAGCTGTATATGATGCATCTAGTGTGTCTGATACGGACTGGCACGATCTAAAAAGTGAAGACTTTGTAGACACGACAACGGGCTCAGCTTGCCCAGCGGGCTTGCTCTTTCAAGTCCTCATCATTGCGTCAGACTGTGAAGAAAACAGCTTTTTAAAATATCGTGCTAGAACCGGCGCTGGAGATTCGACAGCTAACGAGCTTCCATTTGGACAGTTTTTTACTGATGACATCGGCACACTAGAGACCAAAGTATTAACAATTGCTTACAAAAAAAATGCAGCGGCTGACAAAACACAATTTATTGCAGGCTTCATAAGGAATGTTTAAATGAGTATCGTAGTATTTCCACCACAGAGCGGCGGCGGTTCTGCTTCAATAGCAGACGCAACAGATACAACAGCAGGCAAAATCCGAATCGCTACATCAGGCGAGTCTACAGCCGGAACCAACACAGTGACGGCAATGACTCCTGCCCTAGTGCAAGCAAAGATCAATGCAGCAGTATCGGGCGGCGTTGAGTATAAGGGGTCTTTTAATGCAGCAACAGCAACTCCAAGCTTAGTTACAGCGTTAAAAGGCGACCTGTATTTAGTCAGTCACGCTGGCACATTTGCAGGCATTGCGCTTAATGTGAATGATCATATCGTGTTTAATCAAAACGCGGCTGATCCTGTGACCTCTTCAATGTTTGATGTGATTGACAACACAAGCGATACGTCATTACAGAAGTCTCAAAATCTAGGCGACCTTGACAACCTTGGCCAAGCTCAAACAAATCTAGGTCTCGCAACAGTAGCGACATCAGGAGATTACTCAGACTTAAGCAATAAACCAACGCTTGGAACTGCAGCAGCCAAGGCCGCCGGATCATCTGCAAATGAAGTGCTTCTGATCGATGGTGCCGGTAAGATCCCAACAATTGATGGATCACAGCTGACCAATGTTACAGCCGCGGCGTCTGACATTACAGGACTCGCAACAGTAGCGACAACTGGAGCTTATGCAGACATCTCAGGAACACCAACGCTCGCAACAGTAGCGACATCAGGAGATTACTCAGACCTAAGCAATAAACCAACGCTTGGGACTGCAGCAGCCAAGGCCGCTGGATCATCTGCAAATGAAGTGCTTCTAATTGATGGCGCAGGTAAGATTCCAGCAATTGATGGATCACAGCTGACCAATGTTACAGCCGCGGCGTCTGACATTACAGGACTCGCAACAGTGGCGACAACTGGAGCTTATGCAGACATCTCAGGAACTCCAACGCTTGCAACAGTGGCGACATCAGGAGATTACTCAGACCTAAGCAATAAACCAACGCTTGGAACTGCAGCAGCCAAAGCCGCCGGATCATCTGCAAATGAAGTGCTTCTGATCGATGGTGCCGGTAAGATTCCAGCGATTGACGGGTCTCAGATCACTAATGTAGTAGCTGACCTTGTTTTTGATACATCTCCGCAGCTTGGAGGAGATCTAGACGTTAATTCAAATGACATCATAAGCGTCTCAAATGGAGCAATTAACTTAGCTCCAAATGGGACAGGAAAAGTCACAATCAAGGGAAATACAGACGGAGGAGGAAGCGGCCAGCTTGTATTGAACTGTGAACAAAACTCACACGGTATCACTATTAAAGGGCCGCCACATAGTGCGAATGCAACTTACACACTCACACTACCCAATGACGATGGCGATCCTGATCAGGTTTTAAAAACTGACGGCAGTGGTAATTTAGACTGGGTTGATCAAAGTGGAGGAGGCACACCGAAGCTTAATGATATTGCAACAGGTGACGCGGCTAGTGAGCTAAAGACAACGGTTGGAAATATCACAATCAATGCAGCCTCTACAAACAGTGACATACTGTTTAAGAATCAAAGCTTAACAATGCTGTCATTAGATTCAAGCGCCGGAGGAGATGCCACATTTAGCGGTAGCATTGATCTAAGCAATGCAGGAGAAAGCCTGAAGTTTCAGAGCGGAGAGGTTGAGATACTTCACAAAGATAATGCCGGATTAACAGTAAAAATGGGTGCGGCTGAGTCGAACAATGAGCCAATCGTAGAGGTTTTAGCTCAAGGGACAAACCAAACGGGGCCATCTATTGATTTGCATAATTCTGGAGTCACATCTGGAAATATTGTATGTGGTCAACTACGCACTAGAAAAGGGACTGGAAACACTGACATTATCGCTCAACAAAGATCTTTTTGGGACGTGACAAACGCAAGAGCTAAAACATTGTTTTCAGTCCATGATGGCAACGGTTTAAATGATGCGCTGCAGTTGTTAGGTACCGGCACGTCAGGCGCGGGAGAGCGCAAAATAAACATCAATGGAATGCTACAAATAAACGGCGTAGACGTTACCGATACAGCATCGGATCTAACAGATTTTAAGTTTAAAACTCTAGCAACGGTTGGCAATGGTGGGGCATATGGAATTAGCCTCGGCCAAATCCAATCAGGCATAAACCTAGACTTTCAAGGAGCGAGACTTCTAAACCTTCCGGCGGCGTCAACAGTGCCAGCGGGTCAAGTTTTTGGGCTTGTGAAAACATCAGGAACAGATAAGCTTTTAACTGTATCGCCAAACGGATCAGACACACTAGACGGTGCCGCATCAAATCAGACGTTTAGAAATAAAAACAGCTGGGCGTTTTTGATGTCAAATGGCACAA